ATGCTGATTGGCTATATCAGGGTATCAACAAGTGAGCAGAATACGGATTTACAGCGTAACGCGCTGATGAGTGCAAATTGCGACCTGATTTTAGAAGATAAAATAAGCGGCAAATCCCGCGACAGGCCGGGGCTAAAAAAAGCACTCCGCGCACTCGGACGGGGTGACACGCTCGTCGTTTGGAAGCTGGACCGGTTGGGGCGCAGTATGCAGCATCTGGTTATGCTGACCGAGGAGCTGCGCGAGCGAGGCGTAAACTTTCGCAGCCTGACGGACAGCATTGATACCAGCACGCCGATGGGGCGATTCTTTTTCCACGTGATGGGCGCGCTTGCCGAAATGGAGCGTGAGCTGATTGTGGAGCGAACCCGCGCCGGTCTGGCAGCCGCCCGCGAGAAAGGTCGCATTGGTGGCAGGCGGCGGCTAATGACGCCGGAAATCACTGAGCGCGCCCGGCGAATGCTGGCGCAGGGGGCCACGCTTCTCCAGGTGTCACTGGTGATCGGCGTATCGGTTAAAACGCTATACCGCTACATTCCCGCCTCAGAGCAACGGGCGCTGCGCCCGTCCGTTGTGTCATTGCCCATACAACAGCAAATCAGTGCCCCGAAGTGACATAGCGCCGACCATAGCGGAACCCCTTCACAGGAGAACCGCCATATGGCACAGGATTATCACCACGGCGTGCGCGTTGAGGAAATCAACGAGGGCACCCGAACCATCACCACCATCAGCACGGCGATTGTCGGCATGGTCTGCACCGGCGACGACGCCGACGCGGCCACGTTCCCGCTTAATCGTCCGGTGCTGCTGACCGACGTACTCACCGCGAGCGGTAAGGCGGGCGAGTCCGGCACGCTTGCGCGCTCGCTGGACGCTATCGCTGACCAGGCTAAACCCGTCACCGTTGTGGTGCGCGTGCCGCAGGGCGAAACCGAGGCTGAAACCACCTCCAATATCATCGGCGGCGTCAGTAACGGCCAGCGCACCGGCATGAAGGCGCTGCTGGCTGCGCAGGCGGTGTGCGGCGTGAAGCCCCGCATTCTCGGCGTGCCCGGTCACGATACGCAGGCTGTGGCTACCGAGCTGCTGAGCGTGGCGCAGAGCCTGCGCGGCTTTGCTTACCTGTCGGCTTACGGCTGTCAGAGCGTGGAAGAGGCGATTGCCTACCGCGCGAACTTCAGCCAGCGCGAGGGCATGCTCATCTGGCCGGACTTCATCAACTTTGACACCGTGCTGAAGGCGGACGCGACGGCTTTCGCCACCGCCCGCGCGCTGGGCCTGCGCGCCAAAATCGACGAGCAGACCGGCTGGCATAAATCACTGTCGAACGTCGGCGTGAACGGCGTGACCGGCATTTCCAAAGACGTGTTCTGGGACCTGCAGGATCCGGCCACCGACTCCGGCCTGCTGAACCAGAACGACATCACCACGCTGATCCGTAAAGACGGCTTCCGCTTCTGGGGTTCGCGCTGCCTGAGTGATGACCCGCTGTTTGCGTTTGAGTGCTACACCCGCACCGCGCAGGTGCTGGCCGACACCATGGCCGAGGCGCACATGTGGGCGGTGGACGGCGCGCTGAACCCGTCGCTGGCCCGCGACATTATCGAGGGCATCCGCGCCAAGCTGCGCAGCCTCGTAAGTCAGGGCTATCTCATCGGCGCGGACTGCTGGCTGGACGAGAGCGTGAACGACAAGGACACGCTCAAGGCGGGCAAGCTGCTGATCGACTACGACTACACGCCGGTGCCGCCGCTGGAAAACCTGCTGCTGCGCCAGCGCATCACCGATCAGTACCTGGTCGATTTCGCCAGCCGCGTCAGCGCATAAGGAGACTGAATCATGGCATTACCCCGCAAGCTCAAGCACCTCAACCTGTTCAACGCAGGCGACAACTGGCAGGGGCTGATCGAGTCCGTGACGCTGCCAAAAATCACCCGCAAGTTCGAAAAGTATCGCGGCGGCGGCATGGCCGGTGCGGTGGACATCGACATGGGCCTGGACGACGGCGCGCTGGATACTGAATTCACCTGCGGCGGCGTTGAGGCGAAGCTGTTCAAGCAGATGGGCACCCTGACCGTGGACGGCGTGCAGCTGCGCTTTACCGGCTCCATTCAGCGCGACGACACCGGCGAAGTGCAGGCGGTGGAGCTGGTCGTGCGCGGCCGTCACAAGGAGCTGGACTCCGGCGAGTGGAAGACCGGCGAATCCAGCACCACCAAGGTGTCCGGCACCAACAGCTACGCCAAGCTGACCATTAACGGCGAAGTGCTCTACGAGATTGACCTGGTGAACATGATCCACATCGTGGACGGCACGGACCTGATGGAAGCGCACCGTAACGCGCTCGGCCTGTAATTAATCCGGCAGGGCAAACCCTGCCGCCTTTTATCCTTTTAGCGAGCCATAACCATGACTGACAAAACCACCGAAAAAAACGTTGAGCTGGACACCCCGATCCTGCGCGGCAAAACCGAAATTAAAAGCATCGTCGTGCGCAAGCCGCAGTCTGGCGCGCTGCGCGGCACGCGCCTGCAGGCGCTGATGGACATGGACGTCAACGCCATGATCACCGTGCTGCCGCGCGTCACCACCCCGGCGCTGACCACGCAGGAAATCACCGAGATGGACCCCGCCGATCTGGTGAGCCTGTCGGTGGAGGTGGTCACTTTTTTACTGAAGAAGTCGGTGCTGTCGGATTTAGCGACGGCCTGACGGTAGACGATCTGGTGGCGGATATCGCCACCGTCTTTCACTGGCCGCCGTCCGTTACCGAGTTCATGACGCTGACCGAGGTACTGGAGTGGCGGCATAAGGCGATAATGCGACACGGGACCAGCGATGAGTGATAAAGACTTGCGCCTGCAGGTTGTTCTTAACGCGGTAGACAAACTGACCCGCCCCTTCCGTTCTGCCAGGGCCGGCACCCGCGAGCTGGCCGATTCCCTGCGCACCGCGCGCGCCAGCCTGAAGGACTTAGACGCGCAGGCCGCGCGCATCGACGGATTCCGTAAAGCCCGCTCGCAGCTTGCCATCACCGCCAATAACCTGAAGGGCGCGCGCGAAGAGGCGGCGAAGCTGGCGACGCAGTTCAGCGCCACCAACCGGCCCACCGCCGCGCAGGCGAGGGTGCTGGAGCAGGCGAAGAACCGCGTGCGCGAGCTGCAGCAGAGCTATAACGGCCTGCTGGGTTCGGTGCAGCGCCAGCGCGCCGCCCTTACTGAATCCGGCATTGATACCAAAAAACTCAGCCAAGCACAGCGCGACCTCAAAAGCCGTGCGGACGATGCGCGGGCGGCGATTGACCGCCAGCAGAAGTCGCTGAAGCGGCTCGGCGAGCAGCAGGCGAAAATCAACGCGCTGCGCGAGCGTCACGCCCGATCGCTTGAGGTGCGCGATAAAATTGCCGGTGCCGGTGCGGCGACCACCGTGGCCGGGCTGGCGATGGGCGCGCCGGTGCTGGCCGCCGTAAAGTCCTCGGCGGGCATGGAAGACGCGATGAAGGGCGTGGCGAAGCAGGTGAACGGCCTGCGCGACAATGACGGCAACCGCACGGCGCAGTTCTACGACATGCAGGCCGCCATCAAGGCCGCCAGCGAGCAGCTGCCGATGGACAACGGCGCGATTGACTACGCCGCGCTGGTCGAGGGCGGCGCGCGCATGGGCGTGACCAACCAGAACGACTCCTACGAGGACCAGAAGCGCGACCTGCTGGCGTTTGCCACCACGGCGGCGAAGGCATCCACCGCGTTTGAGCTGCCCGCAGGTGAGCTGGCCGAGGGGCTGGGCAAGATTGCGCAGCTCTACAAAATCCCCACCCGCAACATCGAGCAGCTGGGCGACGCGCTGAACTACCTGGACGACAACGCGATGTCCAAAGGCTCGGACATTATCGACGTGCTTCAGCGCATGGGCGGCGTGGCGGACAGGCTGGACTACCGCAAGGCCGCTGCGCTCGGCTCCACGTTCCTGAGCCTCGGCGCCACGTCGGAAACCGCCGCCAGCGCGGCAAACGCCATGGTGCGTGAACTCTCCGTCGCCACCATGCAGGGTAAGACCTTTATGGGCGGCATGGAGCTGCTAAAGCTGGACCCGAAAGCCATTGAAAAGCAGATGACTACCGATGCGATGGGCACCATCCAGCGCGTGCTGGAGAAGGTGAACAACCTGCCCGCCGACAAGCGCCTGACCGCAATGACCATGGTGTTTGGCAAGGAGTTCGGCAAGGATGCGGCGAAGCTTGCCAACAACATGCCGGAGCTGCGACGCCAGCTGCAGCTGACGCAGGGCAACGCGGCCAGCGGCTCCATGCAGAAAGAATCCGACATCAACAAGGATTCACTTTCCGCGCAGTGGCTGCTGGTGAAAACCGGCACGGCCAACACGCTGAGCAGTCTGGGCGACACGCTGCGCGCGCCGCTGATGGAAATCATGGACGCGGTGAAGCGCGTCACCGGCACCATGCGCCGCTGGGTGGAGTCCAACCCGGAGCTGGTCGGCAGGCTGATGAAAATCGCCGCCGTGGTGGCGACAGTAACGCTGGCGCTCGGCACGCTCGCCGTAGGCATGGCCGCCGTGCTGGGGCCGATCCTGATGCTGCGCTTCGGGTTAAACATGCTCGGCCTGAAAGGGCTGGCGAAGCTCTCGCCGCTGCTGGGCGGGCTGGGCAAGGCGTTCTCAAAACTTGCGCCCGGTCTGACGTCGTCCGGCGACGGCATCAAAAAGCTGTTTTCACTGTTCAGCGGCGGCGAGGCCGGAGAATCGGTGAACTGGCTGGAGAAAATCCGCGACGCGCTGGCGTCCCTGCGCGGCGGTGACGATGAGGACGAGGGCGGCGGCATCCTGAACGCCTTCCGTGAGGGCGCACTGGAGAAAATCAAAGAGAAGGCGCAGGCCGCCGGGCAGACGCTGGTTGCGTCCTTCCGTAACCCGATGGCCGGTGTGCGGGCGCTGGGTGCGCAGGTGCGCGGGCTGGCGGGTGCCGCCTTTGCGCCGCTGGCTGCGTCGGTGCGCGGTGCCGGTGGCGCGCTGATGTGGCTGGTGAAATCACCGCTGACCCTGCTGCGCACGGTGCTGACGGGCGTGATTTGGGCGCTGGGCGCGCTGCTGAGTCCCGTCGGGCTGGCCGTGGCGGCACTTGCGGGTGTGGCGCTGGTTATCTGGAAATACTGGGCACCTATTAAAGCGTATTTGGGCGGCGTGGTGGACGGCTTCCGGGCTGCTGCTGGGCCCATCNGTGGCGCTGGTTATCTGGAAATACTGGGCACCTATTAAAGCGTATTTGGGCGGCGTGGTGGACGGCTTCCGGGCTGCTGCTGGGCCCATCAGCGAGGCGTTTTCACCGCTCCAGCCGGTATTCCAGTGGATTGGTGACAAAGTGCAGGCGCTGTTCGGCTGGTTTAAAGATCTGCTGACGCCGGTGCAGTCCACGGCGGCCGAGCTGGACAGCGCCGCCGCGAAGGGTAAAGCGTTCGGGCAGGCGCTGGCCGACGGGCTGAATATGGTGATGCATCCGCTGGACAGCCTGAAGGCCGGGATCGGCGAGCTGCTGGATAAGTTCGGCCTCGTCAGCAAGGCGTCGGCTAACACGAAGCTGCCGCAGGCACCGCAGGCCGCCAGCGTCAGTGGTGGCGGGGTTAAGTTGCCAGCGGGTGGCTTCCCGGCGTTTGCGGGCATGTACGACACCGGCGGCAACATCCCGGCGGGCCAGTTTGGCGTTGTGGGTGAGAACGGACCGGAAATCGTCGGCGGGCCGGTGAGCGTAACCAGCCGCAGGCGCACCGCGCAGCTTGCGGCGATGGCGGCAATGACGCTTGGCATGACAGCCGGAACGGCGGAGGCGAAGCCGCTGCACCCGCTGAGCCTGCCCGCGCAGGCGTACCGTCAGGAGGCACCGCGCCAGCAGTCCGCAGCAACTACCGCGCCCGTGAGCATTCACGCGCCGATCACCATCGTGCAGCAGCCAGGACAGAGCGCGCAGGACGTGGTCGACGAAGTGATGCGCAGGCTGGAGGCGAAAGAGCGGCAGGCGCAGTCCCGCGCCCGCAGCAGCTACCGAGACCGTGGAGGATTTGACTCATGATGATGACGCTGGGCCTGTTTGTTTTCATGCTCAAGACGGTGCCGTATCAGGAGCTGCAGCTCCAGCGCAGCTGGCGCTTCCCGTCGAACAGTCGCGTGGGCGTGCGGCCCTCGCTGCAGTTCCTCGGCCCGGACAACGACACGATCACGCTGTCCGGCGTGCTGCTGCCGGAAATCACCGGCGGCAGGCTGTCGCTGTTCGCGCTGGAGCAGATTGCCGAGCTGGGCCGCGCCTGGCCGCTGATTGAGGGCAGCGGCACGATTTACGGCATGTTTGTAATTGAGAGCCTGAGCCAGACCAAGGCGGAGTTTTTCAGCAACGGCGTGTGCCGCCGCATTGAGTTCACGCTGACGCTGAAGCGCACCGACGAATCGCTGGGTGAGATGTTCGGCAGCCTCAGCGATCAGCTGTCGGCCATGCAGGGCGCGGCCACCGACGCCGCCGGTAAAGTGGGCGCAGCAGTGGGCGGGCTGTTCTCATGATGGCGGGCAGCTGGATTAACGGGCAGGCGAACGCGCCCGCTTTTCGCCTGACGCTCGCCGGTGCGGACGTTACGCAGAAAATTGAGCAGCGGCTTATCAGCCTGACGCTTACCGATAACCGCGGCTTTGAGGCGGACCAGCTGGACATCGAGCTGGACGACGCGGACGGCCAGCTGCTGATGCCGCGCCGGGGCGTTGAGCTGTCGCTGGCGCTGGGCTGGAAAGGGGAGGCGCTTTTCCCGAAAGGCACCTACACCGTGGACGAAATCGAGCACAGCGGCACGCCGGACCGGCTGACCCTGCGCGCGCGCAGCGCGGACTTCCGCCAGACGCTCAACACGAAGCGCGAAAAGTCGTGGCACCAGACCAGTGTGGGCGAGGTGGTGAAAGAGATTGCCGGGCGGCACAAGCTTAAAACGGCGATAGGTGACGACGTGGCGAAGATGGTCGTGGACCATATCGACCAGACCAACGAGTCAGACGCCAGTTTCCTGATGCGGCTGGCGAAACAGTGCGGCGCGGTGGCCTGCATCAAAAACGGCAACCTGCTGTTTATCCGGCAGGGGCTGGGCAAAACGGCGAGCGGCAAAGTGTTGCCCGCCATCACCCTCGTGCGCAAGGACGGCGACGGCCACCGTTTTACGCTGGCTGACCGTGACGCCTACACCGGCGTGATCGCAAGCTGGCTGCACACCCGTGAGCCGGAGAAAAAGCCGGAAGCCACGGTGAAGCGTAAACGCCGCAAGCCTGCCGCGCAGAAGAAGGAGCCGGAGGCGAAGCAGGGCGACTATCTGATCGGCACAGATGAGAACGTCCTGGTGCTGAGCCGAACCTATGCGAACCGGGCCAACGCCGAGCGCGCAGCAAAAATGCAATGGGAACGGCTACAGCGTGGCGTGGCAACGTTTTCTATCCAGCTGGCGCGTGGTCGCGCGGATCTCTACACGGAAATGCCGGTGAAGGTGAGCGGGTTTAAACAGCAGATTGATGCAGGGGAATGGATTATCACCACGCTGACGCACAGCCTGAGCTCGGAAAACGGCTATACGACAAGTATTGAGCTTGAAGTAAAAATAGATTCACTTGAAATGGAATAGTGCTATCTCAAAATGGTTAAATTGAGTAATATTTATCTCAATTGGGATTTGGAGACGACATTATGATGAATTGCCCTTTGTGCGGGAACGCTGCACATACCCGCAGCAGCTTTCAGGTATCAGCAACAACCAAAGAACGATATAACCAGTGCCAGAACATCAATTGCAGTTGTACGTTTAAATCTCATGAAACGGTTTCTGAGATCATTATGAAACCGGGTAGCGTTAAACCTGTGCCGCCGCATCCGGGGAGAAATCAGCAGCAACCGCTTTGGTTGTGAGCGGTTCGATAATTAAATAATTAGTAAAATATGAGGGGGCATTTAAAATTAACATTACTAATGTCCCAGCTATTTACATAATAAATCAATCTATTTTCCACTGAACCAGAGATATATCTGCCACGGCCCTATAAAAATTCCAAGTAAGGTTACGATAAGTGCAATTATTTTCGCTGCTCGGCTTTCAAATAATTTATCTAATTTTACACCAAAGCCTTTCGAAGCTGTGATGAGCTTACCATGTACAAGTTTACGCATCGCAGAACTAAAGAAACCAACTTTTGATAAAGTAGAAGTATGCATACGCAAAAACTCTTTTCGCTCAAAACATTCAACTTCTTCTTTACCATCAAGAAAATCCCGGTGCCTTCCACCATTTTGTTCCATCAATGACAACATTTTAGGATGTTTGGCATAGTCGGCGCCATAACGGTCAGCAATAAGATCATTTAAATTCAATCTACGCTCCACAGCAATGATGCACGCATCAGTTCCACCTAAAACTCTATATCGGTGCTCAAGGTGCTCAAATCCAAAAGTTAGATTTCGCATGTTCCAGTGCACCCAGAATTTGTCTCTTCGGTCTCTAATAAATTTGTAAAACTGGGTCAGTAACTCAAGTTCAACTTCATCAAATCTTTGTATGACCTCATCCCGGGGAATACGTAATTCTTCTGAAATTGAGTGTGTTGAAAAACTTACTGATTGCCCACTAATATAGTGATTTATTGCAATGGAGGTTATTCTAGGTGAAAGTCCCTTATTATCGTCGTTTAAGTTTTGACAGGAGTAATGAATAATAAAAAAGTTTTCTGGGCTTGTTCTGACCGATTTAATAAACTGGCTACTATTAATAATACTCAT